TGAACGAATCATTCCTTGGGACTGCACAGTTGCGTAGTTCTTTGGTATCTCTTGCCGAGGGTATTGGATACATTCCAGATTCAATGAACTCTGCACAAGCAATTATTAATATCACATTAAACCTATCTGGTGTTACGGATCGTACTGCTACCATACAGATTCCATCGGGATTCAAGTTTAATACATCGATTGATGGTGTTGACTTTGTATTCCAGACTCAGGAAGATATTAGTGCGGATGATAACGGTGACGGTCTGTACAGATTCTCTGATGCATCTGGTTCTCAGAACATTAAAGTATTTGAGGGTACAGAGAGGGTTAAAACCTTCCTTGTATCTCGTGCTGAAGACAACGAAGTCTATATGGTGCCAGACGCAACGATGGATACTTCTACTGCGATTGTTCGGGTGTATGAACAACCATCATCTTCTGTATTCTTACCCTATACAAATATCATTGATGCTAACACGATCAGTGCTAACTCTACATTGTACATCCTTAAAGAATCCCCCAACGGTTTATTTGAATTATCGTTTGGTAATGGCGATACTCTGGGACAAGCACCCAAGACTGGTTCAAAGGTTACTGTAACATATCTTGCCGCTAGTGGTGCAGAGGCAAACGCTGCGAAAGTATTTGAACCACAGACTGGTGTTAATGTTTCGGGAACAAACTACGATTTGACTGTATCAACAGTTGCGAAGGCAGTGGGTGGTTCTGATAAAGAGACTACCGAATCTATTCGACAGAATGCCCCATTCCAGTATGCAACTCAGAACCGAATGGTTACTGCGGTTGACTATGCATCATTGGTACTACGAAACTTCTCTACCTTGATCAAGGACATCCAGTCCTTTGGTGGTGAGGATGCACTTGAACCAGAGTTTGGTACAGTGTTCTTGTCGATTCTATTCAATGCAGATGTAGATGCTGTAACCGAACAGGTTACAAAGGATTCTATCCAAGACCTCGCAAAACAATTATCGGTTGCATCTTTCAGACTCAAGTTTACTGATCCTGTCAAGACTTTCGTGGGAACAAATACATTCTTCCAGTTCAACCCAAGTCTGACCACACTATCTGAGAATAGTATTAAGGATACTGTGAACAATACAATTAAACAGTATTTTGCAGATAACACTGGTAAGTTCGGACAGTCATATAGACGATCTAATATGTTATCATTGGTCGATGATGTAAGTCCTGCCATTCTATCTTCTCGTTCAGAGACATTTGTCCAGAGACGATTTACTCCTATTTTGACCAAGTTGGAAGATCAGACATTGCGGTTTGCTGTTGAACTGGCAACTCCCGATGATGTAAAACACATAATCAAATCTTCAACATTCTCCTTTAGAAATAAAGTGTGTATAGTAAGGAATAAGTTGAATACAAACAAACTAGAAGTATTCAACAACGAAGATCAGGAAGTTATTGTTGATAATGTAGGTTCGTATACTGGGGACACTGTTTCTATTGTGGGTCTACAGATAGATAACTTTGTTGGTGCGGATAGTTATATTAAGATAACTGCGATACCCGCCAACGAGAGTGCTTTATCACCACTACGATCAGATATTGTAGAGATAGACCCATCTGCGACAATCATCACTGTCGTTAAACTTGAGAGTGGAGTTACCAACTAATGTCCAAGAAGGATGCTACACTAACAGACATTGGTCGAAGAGAACTTGGGAACTTCACTACTCATACGGTAGATCAAGTCTTACCATCTTTCTTCCAAGAAGAGTATCCTAAACTTGTTAGTCTGTTAAAACATTACTATGACTTTGAGCATACTGATGATTCTCCAGCACAGATGATTCACGACTTATTTTTAAATCGAGACATCACGCAGACAGACTTAGAATTATTATCATTCATCGAAACCGAACTTCTGTTAGGACAATCATTCTTTGAAGGATTCTCTGATAAACGTGCCGCTGCAAAATACTCTAATCAGTTGTATCGTGCAAAGGGAACTAAGTATTCGATTCAACAGTTTTTTAGAATCTTCTTTGGAGTTGACCCCGATGTGGTTTATACCAAAGAAAATGTATTTAAGGTCGGGGAAGAGAAATCTACTATTGGTCTAGAGAATCAGAAATATCTTACCAATGATAAACTATATCAGACATTCGCTCTACTTGTCAAAACGGACATTTCGTCTACTGAATGGAGAGAACCCTATAAGTTGTTTGCCCATCCAGCGGGAATGTACATTGGATCGGAAGTTCAGATTGTATCGGCAGTAGAAGATGCACTGTCTGCACCATTGGTTGTAATAGAACCACCACCACCTCTTGCGGTTCACTCAACTGCATCGTTTGGGGACTTTGGAAATACAGATATGACTGCACTTGTAGATGATGAATTAATAGATTCAGCGGGAGTTCTGAGTAGAATTAGACCAGAACTTATTTCACTAGATACTCTGTCATTAGAACAGATAGAAACAATCGATAATCAGTACTCGTCACTTAGAGAGGCACAGATTGCAGGTTCACCAACATTCGATGATTCGGATGAAGTTGGAACTAATGGTATGGACTTGAGTAATGCATTCTCGTTCGAGACAATTGACCAAGAACAACATCAATTTTGGAGTGCTGACTCCGATCAATATGTGAAAAGTTTCACATTATAACTAATAAACTCTTATAAATAGTATGAACAACAGGACTATAAAATGGCACGACAGACATTAAACAGAGGCACAGTAGCAAACGATGGTACGGGTGATACCCTACGAACTGCCGCCCAGAAGATAAACGAAAACTTCAGTGAACTATACACTGCCATTGGTGGTGATAGTGCGACTGCGACAGTAAGATTAACTGCTCTAGGTGCTGTGTTTGAAGGTCAGGCGGCAGACGATCATGAAACTACCCTTATTGCGGTAGAACCTACTGCGGATAATAATGTGTACCTCCCTAATGATGGTGGAACACTGGTTCTAGATTCTTGCGCTCAGACATTGACCAACAAGACTATTCTTGTTCCCACAATGACAACACCGAAGATACGAGACGCTGATGCGAGTCATACCTACAATATAACAGTGGGTAACATTACACAAAATCGTAATATTGCACTACCCGCATTATCTGTCAGTGACACATTCGTATTTGAGAATCATACTCAAACGTTGACCAATAAGACGTTCGATGCACCGACAATGAATAATCCACAACTTGGTGGTATGACTTCTGGTGCAAGTATCTTAGATAGTGCTAGTAATACTAGAATCAAATTTTCTACAACTTCAAGTGCGGTTAACTATGTCAATATAACTAACAACGCAGCAGGTAGTAACCCATCTGTAGATGTAGAGGGTACTGATGCTAATATATCTCTTGAACTATCTGCAAAGGGCACAGGTGCAATTGAGATAATGAATAAGTTAGTTCTCGAAAAAGGAACTGACGTTGCTGCAACTGAAGCAATAGATTTAACTGAACCCCTAACAATTTTCAACTCAGGTAGTACCATTAGTCCAACAATTGGAGATGGAACAATCCAAGGTGAAGTACAATACTTCTCTAATATCGGAGCAGGTCAAGTTAATTTACAAGCAGGGTCTTCCTCCAATATATTTGGTGTCAACGACAATAAACAGGTTGAGTTTAGTCAGGGAGATGGTTGTATCTTAGTGTGGAACACTACCGCAAGTAAATGGTTTTTCGTATCCAATAGTGGTGCGACAATAAATAACGCATAATTTAACAGGAACAAAACATAATGGCTATCTTAACAAATCCAATTAAAAAGCAAGTGATCCAAGACTTGAAGACCGATATGGATTCTTCTGGTACTCACTACTATGCGGTAATTGGTCGTTCCGAACCTTGGGACTCAGCAGACACTGTACCTACCGCAATCAACTCTGCACGAGAAGAAAGAAACTTTCGTCTCGGTTTGCAGTCTGCGAAGAAGGTAGTTGACCTTTCATTCTGTGTGCCTCGATACAACTGGTCATCGGGTGCAATCTATTCTGCATATGATGATGCACAGGTTGGGTATCCTGCTCAGACATACTATGTGATGAATGATGAAAACCAAGTATATCTGTGTATTCAACAGGCAAGAAACAATGCGGGACAGGCACAGGTGTCTACAGTTCAACCATCAGGTGGTACTGATGGTGTTCCTTTCGATACTGCTGATACCTACATCTGGAAGTTCTTGTACTCAATCGGTGCGGCATCTGCATCTAAGTTTATGTCTGCAAACTATATTCCAGTTAAATTACAAGGCCCCACAGATGGTTCATCAACTGCATCTGAAGTAGAACAACTTGCAATTCAGACTGCCGCAATTCAGGGACAGATCATCGGTTATGTGGTTGACTCAGGTGGTGCGGGATATTCCTCTTCACCCACTGTGACAATCAGTGGTAATGGTACAGGTGCAAAAGCGGATGCGACTATCTCAGGTGGTCAGGTGTCCAAGGTAACTCTGATTGATAGTTCGGGTTTGTACACTCTAGGTTCTGGATATGACTATGCCACGGTATCGGTAACTGGTGGTGGTTCACCAACCAAACCTGCCAAGGTTCGTGCAATCTTTGATACTCCGTTAGGACTGGGTGGTGATCCAAGAGATGATCTCCGTGCTACGGCAATTATGATGAACTCTAAACCAAGTGGTGACGAATCAACCGACTTTATTGTTGGTAATGACTTCCGTCAGGTTGGTCTATTAAAGAACCCATTGGACTCTGCGAGTTCTGTACTATTCACAGACACTACAGGCATCATGTTGAAGAAACTTAGTTTCTCTAATGTGACCTCTGGATTCACCGCAGATGAACTCATAGAAGGTGATACTACTGGTGCGAAAGCATATGTGGACAAAGTTGGAACAAATGAACTTTGGTATCACCAGAATGAAGAAACAGGATTCACTGCATTTGGTGCCGCAGAACAAGTCACTAGATCAGGTGGTGTTGGTGGTGGTGTAGGTACAACTGCCGCATCAAACCACATTACCGTTCCAGAAATTGACATCATGTCTGGAGAAGTACTATATATTGATAATCGTGCAAAAGTTGCACGTGCCAGTGATCAGACAGAAGATATTAAACTCGTAATACAAATTTAGGATAAGAGATAATGCCAAAGACATTTACATCCAATGTATTCTCCTCCTCTTACAAGGATGATTTTGTAAATAGTGATAACTATCACAGAATCCTCTTTAATAGTGGTCGTGCTCTACAAGCAAGGGAACTCACTCAGTTACAAACTATTATCCAAGAGGAAATAGGAAGGTTTGGTAGGAACATATTCAAGGAAGGTGCCGCAGTCAATCCCGGTTCACCCGACATCCACAACGATTATGAGTTTGTCAAGTTAGCAACACCCGCAGGGTTTACACTGCCAGATGATCCAACCACTCTAGTCGGAACAACCTTTACTGGTGATGTTTCCTTGGTTGAA